GATTAATGCAACTCGTAGCTTACGGAGCACAGGACGTATACCTTAAAAGCCTGTAGGGTAGAAAAACATCGGGGAATGTCGAAAAAATAAGACATTCATAAAGCCCTTTGTGGACACTCAAGGAGTGCCACAGATGTTAATCAGGGAAATTAAAAATTTTTTTAATTTGAAAAGCCCTGGTGAGAAAATCAAACTGCTTGAAACCCCTAAAGCTTATTCTACTAAACAAATTTTGTGAGAAGTTTGTGGCCAAGACAAAAAACTTGGGTATAGTGACAATGAATAAGATGATAATTATTTTTTAGAAATGGGCAATGAGCATCCAAGCTTCTTTATAATTTAAAATATATATTTAAAAATATAATAATATAAATACAATACAAACATGGAAGAAAAACAGTGTGGAATGTGTGAAATAATAAAACCAATAATAAATTTTAGAAAATATACGGATAAGTCTAATTCTTTTTCAAAAACATGTAAATCATGTTTGAATGAAAAAGACAAAATAAGAAAAAAGAATCTAATAAAAAATAAATTAGAAACTCAAATAGCAAAATGTGAAAAATGTGAAGAAGAAAAAGTATTAAAAGATTTTGCTAAGTTAAAAAAGTTTTATAAAAGAAAGATTTGTATTTCTTGTTATCCTAAATTTTTATTAGAACAAAAAACTGAATGGTGTAAAAAAGAGAGTCAAACAAATATAAATTATAGATTAAAAAAATCACTAGCTTCACGTTTAAGAACAGTTCTTATAAAAAATGATTCAACAATGAATTATATTGGTTGTAATATTCAATACTTGAGAGAATGGTTTGAATATAATTTCACAGATGAGATGAAATGGGATAATTATGGAAGTTATTGGTCAATAGATCATATAATTCCAGTTTGTAAATTTGATTTAACAAATGAGGATGAAAAATTGAAATGTTGGAATTGGTCAAATTTAATGCCAGTAACAGTAAAATTCAATTGTTCAAAAAAAGATATTGATTCAAATCAAGTAAATTATATTTTAGAAAAAATAATAAATTTTAAAGAAGAAGGTTCAACGACTAAATGGTTTTCGGAAGATTTTATTTTAAGTAAAGAAACATATGAATATTATATAAATAAAAAATAATTTCTTTTTAAGATATAGTCTAATCCTTATTGAAAAATAAGGTAGAGGAAATGTACAGGTAATCCTCAAATTACTTTTTGGAAAGTAACATACAGACGTTACACAAATTTTGCCATTGAATCAATTGAACAAACATTCAATGGTCAAGCAGATTTCGGTCGCCGTGTTCAATGCGTAATTAGTAGAAACGGTGATCTTGCTTACAGAACTTATTTACAAGTTACCCTACCTGAAATTAACCAACTTATGGGTATTGCTTCATTTGCCCTTGGTATTGGATCAGGTGTTTATGCTCGTTGGTTAGATTACCCTGGTGAGCAACTTATTGCTCAAGTTGAAGTAGAAATTGGTGGTCAAAGAATTGATCGTCAATATGGTGACTGGATGCACATCTGGAACCAATTGACTATGACTGCTGAACAAGAGCGTGGTTATTTCCAAATGATTGGTAACACCACTCAATTGACATTCATTACTGATCCTTCTTTCGCAGAAGTAGATGGTCCTTGTGATTCATTAGCTCCTCGTCAAGTTTGTGCTCCTCGTAATGCTCTTCCTGAAACCACTCTTTACGTTCCTCTTCAATTCTGGTTCTGTACCAACCCAGGTCTAGCTTTACCATTGATTGCTCTTCAATATCATGAAGTAAAGATTAATCTTGATATTAGACCAATTGATGAATGTCTATGGGCTGTTACCACTTTAAGTTGTAACGCTGATAGATACAGAGCAGATATTGATCCAATTGAACGTAAAGAAGATCAATATGCACCAGGTCGTCCAGTTCCAGCAGCAATTGCTTACAATCAATCTTTAGTTGCTGCTTCCCTATACGTAGACTACGTTTTCCTTGATACTGATGAACGCAGAAGATTTGCCCAAAATCCTCATGAATACTTAATTACCCAACTTCAATTCACTGGTGATGAATCAGTTGGTTCCTCAAGTAACAAGATCAAGCTTAACTTCAACCATCCAGTAAAGGAGCTAATCTGGGTTGTCCAACCAGATCAAAACGTAGATTACTGTTCATCCCTTGTATGTGATGCTCTTCTATTCAAGGTCCTAGGTGCCCAACCATTCAACTACACAGATGCTATTGATGCTCTTCCAAATGCTATCCATGCTTTTGGTGGTCCAATTGCAACTGCTCGTGATTCTGGTTCATACATTGATGCTCGTGGTCTTTTCAATGATGCTGGTGCTCTAGATTATGAGATCCCAAGTGGTTTCACTGGATACTGGCATGGTCCTCAAAATCCTTACAATGAGGTAAATTTTGGTGGTAAACATGTTCCAGTCCCAGATGTTATTACCAACCTTGAAGAATCACTAGGTGCTAACAATCCTCTAATCAGTGAATTTCTAAGAGATTACACCACTTCAGATCACAACAATGGTTCAACTGTCTCAGACGCAGGAACATTCGTTCTTACTGAAACTTCTCTACTACTTCACTGCTGGGGTCAAAATCCAGTTGTTACCGCTAAGCTTCAACTTAACGGCCAAGATCGTTTCTCTGAGCGTGAAGGAACTTACTTTGGATTGGTCCAACCATACCAAGCACACACCAGAAATCCTGATGAAGGTATTAACGTTTACTCTTTCGCTCTTCGCCCAGAGGAACACCAACCTTCAGGAACTTGTAACTTCTCCAGAATTGATAATGCCACACTTCAATTGGTCTTATCCAATGCCACTGTTGAAGGAACTAAGACTGCTAAGGTTCGTGTATATGCTACCAACTACAACGTTCTCAGAATTATGAGTGGTATGGGAGGTTTAGCATATTCCAACTAAGCACCTTATATCGTGTGGTTTTTATTTATATATTTTAATATTAAAATTTAAATACTTATATTGATTTTTAATATTAAAAGCAAAAATCAATTTATAATAATACATTATATAATATGAGCGTAGATATTGTAAATCTCATTGAAAGTAATCCAATCACCAAGTTTTCAGGTGATTATCATTCAAAATTAGTTGAAAAAGTTAAAAATAATTTTACAAACTATGAACAACAGCTATTTTTATCAAGTTTTTACTGCTATTTAAAGTATGTTTCTAAAAAAAAAAAAAAGATTTTGAAGAAAAAAATGGATCACCATTTCTATATAAAAATGGAATTGGTCAATTTGACTTAAATAATAATTTATTAAGAGAATTTTCATGTAAATATGATTGTATTAAAGAATTAAAAATAAGTGTTAAAACATTAAATAAAGCATTACAAAATAATATTCCATATAATAATTTTTATTATAAAGAATTAGCAAGTAAATTATTTTGTTAATTATTTTTTTTATTTATTTTACGTTTAGTTCTATTTTTTTTATTTTTATGATTTCGTTGTAATTTTTTTGATTTAGATTTTTTAGTTTTCTTTCCTCCAAGAACCCCTGCTAAATAGAGTGCCCCAACTGTAAGTAATCCACTTGTTGCTAAACCAGCAGCAATAGTTGCTTTATTATTTTTAAGAAAATTAGCACTATTTTTTAAAAAAGATTTACCTATTTGAACATCCGACTCTGTCTCACTAGCTAAGTTTTTTTTAGGATTACAGTCGTCAACATTATAGTTTAATATAAAATTATTTAATGAAAATGTATTTTTTTTTAAATCAATCCTTAAACTAAAAGAATAACTACCACAAGTAAATTCTGGATTTAATTCCTGTTTATAAGAAATTATTAATTTACATTGAAAATTGAATACAACATATTGTTCATTATTATTTAAAAATATTTGTATATCTTTTGTTGCTTGTGTCTCAGTTGCGTACTCAGGAGAGATTTTATTGATAATAAATAAAGAAATAGTTTGACTAATAAAATTATATAAATTTTGACACATTAATATATCAAGTTTTAAAATTGTATTTTGTTTTATTAAAACTTGATTATTTGCTAACGTTTTCATAATAAACACATTAAAATTATCAGTAGTTTTATAATAATCTTCAGTATTAATTAAAGAAAAAGTGTTATTATTTACTTTTATGGGTATTCTATTAATATCTTTTCCAATTTGATATTTTAAATATTCAATATTAAACTTTACAACATTATTTAAATTTTGAAACCAGTCTGGACTTTTAAACCATAAACTATATGCTAATAATTTATCTAAGCTCATTTCAGGATTTTGTTTAAAATTAGTATTTATATTTACTATTTTTTCAGGTAAATTTAATCCAGGTGGAATAGAAAAAATACTACTTAATTCTATTTCATCTTTACCAGCAATAATATTTTGTTCTTTTTCTTTTATAAAATTATTATAATTATTTTTAATATAATCAATAATTTCAGTAGTTGGTAACAAGTTAGGTTTATTTTTTGTTTGATTTATATAATTATTAATTATAGCATCATTTCTTATTTTAATATTTTTATTATTTTTACTCATATATTGATACAATAAAAAATAATAAAAATTATAAATTAAATAATAAAAACTTAAAATTCATTGTCATAATTGACATAATTGTTATTATAGTTATCATTGTTAAAGTCTTCTTCTTCATTGTCATAGTCAATGTCATCTTTATCGTTATCATTAATATTATTTAAATATTGATCAAATTCTTCTATATAATTAGTTCCATTCCATTTTACATTTTTACAATTAAATAGTTGATTCATATTAATAACTTCAGGCTTATCTTCAAACGCAAACTTAGTAAATAATGTATTTATTTGCGAATCATCCCTAAATCTAGCACTATAATCTTGTTGAATATTATTACGTCCAATACGTCCCAAGGCTTGAATAATTTTCTCTTGTGTTAAATTCATATCCTTACTTAAATAACCATGACAAAATTGATAATTAGTTCCGTATATATAATCACTATCAGCAATAATTAAATATAATTTTTGTTGATCAGCTAATTTTTTCATAATTTCAGTATAAGAGCTACTTTTATGTTCAGTAAATACACCAATACCTAATAATAATAATATTTTCCAACTATCTTCTACATCCTTAAGTGACATAATTGATAGAATATATTCTTCCTCAATATTACTAGTAAATGAGTTACTAGTATTTAAATTATTAGCCCATTTATTAAGATGAGCTAATCTGTTAGGAATAAATATATCATCAATACAAGCATTTTTAATCATACTTTTAAGAGTATTAAGTTCATCTTTCATTTTGATAATCTTTTTATCTTCAGATTTCCCAATTAAATTATTAGCAATTTTGATTTTGCTTTTATTGTCTTTTTTATTTTGAAGACTCTTAGCCTCTTTTGAATTATCTTGTGTTCCATTAGACATTTTAGAAATTAATTTTTCTTCTTCAAATTCAAGTTCTTTTTCAATTTGTTCAATTCTTTCATTAATTTTATTATTATAGTCAATTTTCTCCATAATTTCTTTCATAACAATAACTGGTATGTTAGATTGTTGTATACAAAATTTAGCAATTTTTTGAAGATCATTTGCTAAAAATATTGTTGGTCCATCTGTTAATGTATAAGCATCTTTGGTTGTAATATAAATGCCAGAACTTGCCGGTGGTTCTAAATTTGGAACATCACAAACACTATTAATGCGTGAAATATTAGATGAATTATTTTTAACAAAGGTTTCACAACTAATAGATTTCTTTAGTTCATTGTTAATATTATTTCCTTTTGGATCAATAGTATTATTTGGTTTAATTCTTTTAATTCTAGATATTTTAAAATGATTATAAATTTTTGTCCACAATCCAGGTGTAATATTTTTTAAAACTTTCAAATAATGTAACTTAATATTTTTCATATCAATATCATTAACAGTAGCAAAGTTTCTATAAAATTGTGATGAACTGCGAATACAATTATTAATATCAACATAATAAATAAAATCGGAAGATTCTTTAAGATCAAAATATCGTAATAAAGTTAAATTATCTTCACAATGCTGAACAGTTTCAATAATTTTATTATAATCTTCATATAAATAATGAGGCATAACAGTGAAGCCATTATTATCTATTAATGGAATAGTTTTGCGACAATCATGACTAATAATATTATGAATAATAGCTCCAGGAAATTTCTCTTGAAAATCAGTAATAGTTTGAGATAATTCAGTTTCTTTTGGTAATGTTGCTGAAGATAATACAATATTAGGAATAATATTTTCTTTCCAATTTTTTTTAATAATTTTATGTAAAGGATGTTCTTTATAATCCATAGTAATGGTTGGTTCATCCCAATAAGTAATAATATTGGATGAATGATTAAAAGCTAACATATAATACATAGCTGAAATATAAGATCTAATATCACAAATAATAATTTCTACTTTATCACCAACAGTATTATCAACTTTTTTGATTTGTCCACTACGTTTATCCTTAGTATATTCTTTAGCAGCAAAGTAATGTAAGCGAACATCTTCAGCAGAAGAACACCCAAAAGCAAAAGCAATTTTCTTATTAATAGAAATAGCAGATCTGGCTAAAGCTAAACCAACATGTCTAGCAGCACAAACAAATATAATTTTGTATTTTTCAGATAACCCAAGAGGTGTTAAAGTTTTCCCAGTTCCAGTAGGAGCAATATATAATATTAATTTAGGTTGAGGAGAATTAACAGCAGTAAAGATTTCTTTTTGATGTTCATAAAGATGTAAATCGCTGTATTTTAATAAATTATAATTTTTCTCTATAAATTCAACAGAATTATTAAGAATGTAAAGAAGTTCAACGTCTTTTTCAAAATTATCAATAAATGTAAGAATAATATCTTTAATAAAACGATTAACTTTTTCAATATTATTTTGAATTAATTTATTGAGAGTATAGTAATAGAACATCCATATATTTTTTTTATTATATTTATTGATAACCATTTGTTGAAGATTATTGAAAAGTATAAATTCATAAATATTAGTTTTTTTAATATCAATGATGATATCGTTATCAAGTCTAGATAAGCGAATTTGATCAGCACTTTTAAGGCGAACAATGTTAGAAGCATTAATATGATAAATTTTATTATTTTCTTTTTCAAAAGATTTATTACGTTTTGAAAAATGATCATCTGTAAATTTAATAAAATCAATATTATTATTTTTAACAAGATCTTTAATTTTATCAGCAAAATATTTAACATAAAGAAATTCTTCAATTTGACTATTAAATTCTATCTTTAGAAATGTAAAGATAGAATCAGTTTTATTAACTTTTAAATGAACATTAGAGAAGCCATTTGTAATTAATTGTAAAATTTCATTTTCTTCTTTAGATACAGGAATTTCAATAGAATCCCATTCAGATTTAGATAATTTTCTTTGTTTAAGATCCATGATTCAATATATTATATTGAAAACTCTGTAAATAATTAAAATAAATCAATTTTATTTTAAATAAAAATTGAAATAAAAAAATCTTAGTATAAAAATTGTAAAATAGTAAAAATAATAATGAGCGCAAATTATAAAATTGTATCAATAGAAGGAAATATTGGTTCAGGAAAATCAACTTTATTGGAAAATTTACGAAAAAAATATAAAAATAATGAATTAGTAGTATTTTTAAAAGAGCCAGTAGATGATTGGGAAAAAATAAAAGATAAGGAAGGAAATAATATGTTAAAGAAGTTTTATTTAAATCAAGAGAAATATTCATTTGCTTTTCAAATGATGGCATATATATCACGTTTAAAGATTTTAAGGGATACAATTAAAGAAATAAGTAAAAATCCAGAAAATAAATATATAATAATAACAGAACGTAGTATTTATACAGATAAATATGTATTTGCTAAGATGTTACATGATCAGGGTAAAATAGAAGATGTATGTTATCAAATTTATTTAAACTGGTTTGATGAATTTGTAAGTGATTATGATATAAATTATACGATATATGTAAACACAGAGCCAATAAAATGTTATGAAAGAATACATAAAAGATCTCGTGAAGGAGAAGAAGTGATACCTCTAAACTATTTAATAGAGTGTCATAATTATCATAGTGAATTTTTGGAAGAGATAAATGGTAAAAAAGAATTAATAAAAAAAGAAAAATTAGAGTTAGATGGTAATGTAGATATTTATGAGAATAAATCAGTATTAGATAGTTGGATGGAAGAAATAAGGTCACTGATTGGGTTTTAAATAGTTTTCTAATATATATTATTTTTTGATTGAAAGTTCTTTAAATAGTTTTCTAATATATATTATTTTTTGATTGAAAGTTCTTTAAATAGTTTTCTAATATATATTATTTTTTGA